CGGCCCCCTCCGCCCCCGGCGGGTCCCCGCCCCCCCGGGGGGGCCGGGCCCCCCCCCCCGCCCCCCCCCCGCGCCTCCTCCGCCGTGGCCCGCGCCGCCTCGGCGGTCTGCCTCGCGTCCTCGGCCTGCTCGTAGGCGACACGCGAGGCCTCAAGGTCGGCCAGGGCGGCGTCGAACTCGGGGAAGTAGTCGCCGTCGCGCAGCTTTATGGCGATGCCGCGCCGGATGCTCAGGGGGATGTTCGGGGTCGATGCCGACCAGCGCGACTCCGGGTCCTCGTCGGTGATGCGGAAGTAGGCCATGTCGATGTTGCCGGCCGTCTGCGTGATCTCGGGCGGTATCTCATAGCGGATGACGCCGTCCTGGGGGGACGGGACGCTCACGTGGCCGCCGTCGATGGCCACGGACCCGTCGGGGAGCTGGCAGTAGAACCGCACTGCCTTGCCCGTGAGATCGATGACCTCGGACTTCTCGCGCAGGCTCACCTCCAGGGCGTAGGCCAGCGCGTCGCCCTGGCGCAGCTCGATGCGCTCGTCCAGTGTGGCGAAGCGGTCGTCGCCCTTCTCCACGTCCAGCGTCAGTGTGATGGTCTTCAGCACGGGTGCCTCCTACAGCTTTCCGATTACGTAGCTCTTGCCGTTCGCGGCCGACATGGCGAGCACGCGGTCACCGTCCGCGAGGCCACCGACGTGCTCGAGCACGTCGCAGTCGACGGGCTGCGCGCCAGCGGCGGGGTCGTCGCGGTAGACCGCCCCGCCCGAGACGGTGGCCTCGAAGAAGGGGTCTCCGCCGCCGTCCCCGCCCCATATGATCTTCCTAACGTCGCTCGACGGGATCACCACGCGCCCCCTTCCACCGTGGCCCTGAAGCCGGCGTCCGCCTGGCTCACGGCCCTCGTCTTGACCGTCAGGCCGTCGCCTCCCAGGGACAGCCTCATGTTCGACACGCGCCCCAGCCAGGACAGCCCCGAGCCGCGGTACTCGATGCCCACCGGAGACTCCGGCCTCAGCGGGACCCACGGGTGCTCCCACTCGACGTACTCCGTGCCGGCGGTCTCTCGCACGAGCCGCGCGCGGGCCTCCTCCTTGAGAGCCGACAGCTTCTCGCCCCACGTCGCGCCCGCCAGCTCCGTCACCTTCTCGCACACGGAGACCTCGTAGCCGCGGGCGAGCCGCGAGGCGGGGGAGGCGGGGTCGTCGTTGTAGGCCGAGGCCCACAGGGTGCGCCCCTCGCCCTCGTATCGCAGGTGCACCGCGTTGGCGGTGTCGGCCGCGTCGTTGGCGAGCACCACCTCGGGCTTCATGATGGACAGGGGGCCGTCCTCGAACGTCCACACGGGCGCGTCCTGCGTCGCGCTCCCGCGCGGAGCCATGACCACGCCGCCCATGGCGTCCGGGCGGCACGGGGCGAACCCCGCCGACGACAGCAGCGAGTTGCACACCTCCAGCCAGTCGGTGCCGAAGTCGAAGCACACCCCGCGGCCGACCCTGTAGGGGGCGGCCGGCCCGTTGGTCGGTATGCCGGCATCCGCGGCGATGTCGGCGGCCCGCTCCACCGCGTTCGTGTAGCGCGGCACGTTGTACGGCATGCGGCACCGGCCCTTCTTCAGCACGCGCAGCACGCTCTGGAGCGTCACGCTGCCGGACACGGTGCCCATGTCGTGGGTGGGGTCGCTCAGCACTGCGAAGAACGTGCCCAGGGCCTCCTCGTAGGCGCCGCCCTCCTCGTCGGCGAAGCGGTAGTAGACGCGCACCAGGTCGCTGGTGTCGGGCAGCGCGGCGCCAGAGAACGAGAGGGACCCCGACGCGCCCAGCTCCGACGAGGAGGACAGCTCGATCGAGCCGCCCGTGAACATGCCGTAGTCCTCCAGCTCGTCGAGGTGCCCGGCCCTCCCCGGAGCCCACCTCACGCGGCGGTAGGCGATGGACTCCTCCCGGTAGCCGGTCCAGATCACAGCGCACCCCCGTCTATCCTCTTGACCTTGGCCGACGCGGTGCCCCAGCGGGTGGGGTAGCGCAGGTCGGCGTCGAGGTCGATGTCCACAGTGCACCAGAACACGGAGCCGGTGAGCGTCTTGCACACGCAGCGGCCCCAGTCCATGGCCTCCGCCAGGGCGGCAGCCTCCTCGGCGGTCTTGACGTTGAAGCCGATCGTGCGCTCCTCGCTTCGGCCGCCGCCGTCGTAGAGCACGGGCCAGGGCCGCCCGGCGTACTCCTCGTACCGGCGGCGGGTGCGGGACAGCGCCGCCGACTCGGTGGGGCTGTGCATCCCCCTGGCGACCCGCTCAAGCCCCTCCCCGTAGTAGACGAAGGCGTAGGGGGTCTTGAGGGAGCCGGGGTGGTCGACCGTGCGGTAGGTGCCGGCGCGCGAGTACACCGCGGTGCGGTAGGCGAACTCGGTGTTGAGCGGTGCGAAGCGGTCGGTGAACACCTCGCCGTCCGCCAGGTCGGATGCGATGAGCACCTGCTCGGAGCCGGTGACGCGCCAGATGTCTATGCCGTCCACGTCCGCTCCGTCCTGGTAGTCGGCGACCCGCGGCGTGAGGGAGAGCCACCCGCGCTCGCGGTCGGCCTCGATCTCCAGCGACGCGCGCTTGGGCAGGTCGAAGTCGGTGAGTATGTCGATGGAGGCCTGGGCGGTGAGCGACGTGGTGGAGCGCACCGTGGCCGTGAGCGTGTAGCGGGCGTTGTTCTCCGGCGCCCACTGGCGGCGGTTCAGCTCGCCGGCGATCTGCCCCGCCCCGTCCGCGTCGAGGTCGCACGAGTAGACGCCGGCCCCGGTCGCGTCGGCCACCGAGAGGGTGCACTGGGCGAGTGCCCCCGACTCGTCGGTGTAGTCGAGCAGCAGGGCGAGCGGGAAGTCGGCCACGAGCGCGTAGGGAAGCCCCTCGCCCGGCTCCTCCTCCCCGCTGCCGTCGGGATCGGCGGGCACGAAGTCCTCGTCCTGGTCGAAGTCGCCCTCCTCCACCTCCTCGGTGCCGCCCTCCCCGCCGCCGGCCAGGATGCCGTCCAGCTCGGACGGGTCCCCGAAGTAGCCCGAGGCCCCGGGCAGAACGAAGGCCACCGACGGCGCGCGGCACACGGTCATGGCGCGCGCCTCCGACCAGGGGGACATGTTGTCGTCGTCCGGCGCGGCCGCCGCGCGGTACGCGCCGCGGGTGCGCACCGACCAGGACACCTGGGTGTTCAGCGGCACGCCGAGCGCCGCCAGGTCGAGCCGGCACGATGCCGCGGGGCCCGAGACCGCCACCGTCCTGGATGCCGAGCCCCACGCCACGCGCACCTGGGCGGCGGTCTGGGCCGAGCCGTCCACGGGGTTGTGGCGCCACGACACCTCGACGGACGTGCCGTCGTCGCGCACCACGGCGCGCGCCTCGGGGGACAGCAGCAGCGGGGCCTTGGGGCGCCCCTTCGGGACTATGCGCGGCGAGAGCGCGGTCCAGGCCGAGCGCAGCGCGCCGGTCCCCTCGCCGTGCACGTTCCGCGCCCGGTACTGGAGCACCGCGTCGACGGGCGCGGCGGCGTCGTGGTAGGAGGCCTGGAGGCCCGCCAGCGACACGGGGTCGGCCCACTCGCCGTAGTCGGCGTCGTACCGCTGCACCTCCACGGCCGTGACGTTGCGCGCCGTGTTGGAGAACCGGATGGTCGCGGTGCCGTCGCCGAGCCGGTCGCCCGAGGGGGTCCCCGGCGCGGCCGGGGTCGTCACCGCCGTGCCGGTGAGGGCGAAGGGGGAGTCGCCGGTGGAGTTGCGCGCGCAGACGCGCCAGCGGTACGAGTGGTTCGCCGCGGTGCCGTTGTCGGTCCACGAGTCCACGGCGCCGACCTCGGCCACCAGGGACCACGCGCCGCCGTCGGTCGACCGCTGGACGACCATGGCGGTGGCGCCGCGCCCGGCGGTGACGTCCCTGCGCCACGAGACGATGTGGGACCCGTCGGACACCCGCTCCGCCTCCGCGTCCGAGGGGGCCAGGGGCTTGAGCGGGGCGATCTTGATGTCGCCGGAGTAGACGGGCGACGAGAACCCCTTGTCGTTGTGGGCCTCGACGCGGAACTTGTAGGTGTGGCCTGGCACGGCGTCGTAGACGTAGGAGGCGGCCTTCGAGGAGGAGACCTCCTCGAACTCCTCGCCCCCGTCGGTGCGCACATAGACGTACACCTCGCTGTACTCGCGGTTCAGGCTCTCGTTGTTCTTCCAGCGAAGCTCGATGCGGCCGGTCTTCTCGTTCTTCGTGGCCACGAGCCCCGACACGGGCTTCGGGGCGTTGGGCCTGGGGATGTTGACGGTGCCCGAGTAGACGGCCTTCGCCTTGCCCTTGGAGTTCTTGACGATCACGCGCACGCGGTACTTGTGGCCCGCCTTCACCGATATGTCGAGCTTCGAGGTGGAGCCGGACACGGCCTTGCCGCAGGTCTTCCACTTCGCCTTCTTGCCCGAGTCCGTCTTCATCTGCACGATGATCTGGTCGTAGGGGCGGGCGGTGGACTTGTGGTTCACCCAGCTCGCCCTCAGCTTGGAGGCGCTGACCGCCTTCAGCTGCACCCCCGTGACCGGCTTCGGCGCGTATGTCTTCTTGGTCGCCAACCTATGCTCCCTCCTTGGCCTGCTTCAGATAGCGTATGAACATGTCGAAGAACTCCTCGTAGTCGGCCGCGCTGGCGAACTTCGAGGCGTCCATCACCACCGTGCCGATGGTGATGTGCGTCCCGCCCCCGCCCGGCATGTTGTCTGCCACCTCCCGGGCGAACGGGCGCATGTGCTCGCCCTGGAGGGGGACGACGGCCTCCCGGCCCGCCTCGCCCACGCCGATGACGCTGGGGCCGTCGAACACGCCTCCCTTGGCGTACCAGTCGATCTTCAGCGACGGGATGGACCCCTTCAGCAGGTCCCCTATCTGCCACCCGCTCGGCGAGATGACGAAGCGGGGCAGGGGGATGTGGGGCCACGAGATCGAGAAGCTGAAGAAGCCCTTGATGGCGTCGATGATCCCCTTCACCGCGGATTTGGCGGCGTTCAGGGGCGTCTCGATGGCCTTCTTCGCCGCGTCGAACACCGAGCGCACCTTCGAGGCGACCCCGCTGAACTCCAGGAAGCCGCCTATCTTCTTCGCCGCGTCGGACACGAACCGCTGGACGTGGCCGATGGGGTCGCTGATGAAGCCCTTGATGAGCTCGAAGGCCCCACGCGCGGCGTTGGCCGCGTCGTGGAAGCCGAGCAGGTCGGCCACCGTGGCCACGAATCCCGTGACGAGCCCGAGGGGCGTGGCGATCGCGCCCTGGACGACGGCCCCGAGGCCGCCGAACAGCTGCCCCATGCCCTCGCGCACGCGGTCGCCGTCGCCGGAGAGGATTCCGGCCACGGCGTCGATGAAGCCGCCTATCATCTGGCACACGCCCTCGAACATCTGCCCGAGGCCGCCGAGCGCGCCCGTCAGGCCGCCGACCAGGCCGAGCAGCGCGCCGAGCGCGACCATGAGCCTGCCGCCGATCAACTCGACAACCGGCTCCAGCTTCGGCATCACGTTCTCCCCGAACCAGGCGAAGAACTCCTGGAGGGCCGGGAACACCGTCCCGACGAGAAGCTCGGCGAGGGCGCCGAGCGACCCGGCCAGGAACTCGCCCACTCCCTGGGCGAACTCGGACAGCACGGGCAGGGCGTTGTCCGCGAGCCACGAGCAGAGCTCCTGCACGCGGGGAACGACCTCCTCGGCGATCCAGGATGCGAGCGCGCCCAGGGCGGGGACCACGGTGCCGGTGATGTAGCCGGCGATCCCCTCCAGCACGGGCTGCGCCTTGTCCCCGACCCATTGGGCGAGGTCCCTTACGGCGGGAGCCGCCTCGTCTCGAACCCACGCGGCGAACTCCCCGACGGCGGGGACGACGGTGCCGGTCAGGAAGCCGGCGAAGTCCTCTATCGCCGGCACCACCACGTCCTCGATGACGTCTCCGGCCTGCCGGGAGGCATCGGCGAACACGCCCGACAGCATCGAGGCGGCCTCGTCGACCATGGGGCCGAAGCTGTCGGCGAGCGCGGAGCCGAGCGCGTCCACGGCCTCGCGGAAGGGCTGCACGTTGTCGTAGGCCCACATGCACGCCTCGGCGAGGCCCGCGACGGCGGCGATGACGAGCACGACGGGGTTCGCGGAGAGCGCGGCCAGCAGCTTGGGGAGCACGGTGAGGAACGTCGCGATCTTCGAGAAGTTCATGGCGGCGACCGCCGCCGCTATGGCGCCTGCGGCCACGCCCACCTGGGGCAGGTGGCCCAGCATCCACTCGATGGCCGGCACGACCGACCCCGTGACGAACTGGACGGCCGAGCGCAGCGGTTCCTGGAGGCCGTCGTATATCTTGAGCGCGGTCTCCTCCAGGGCCGAGTTCATGGCCGCCAGGTCGCCCTGGAGGTTGTCGGTCATGGTGTCGGCGAGCGCCTCGGCCGCGCCGCCCGAGGCGTACAGCTCGTCGCGGAAGCCGGCCATCTCGTCGGCCCCGGCGTTGAGGAGCAGGTTGAGGCCCTTGATGGAGTCGGCCGTGAACGTGCTCTGCAGGGCGGCGGCCTTCTCGGCGTCGCCCATGCCGTCGGTGGCCCTCTCCACGTCGGCCAGGATGGCCGCGAAGTCGCGGTAGTTGCCCTGGGCGTCCATGACCTTCACGTTGGCGTCGCCGATGGCGATGGCCCCGTCCTTCATCTTGGCGGTCATGTCGCGCATCACGGCGGCGAGCGCCGTGCCGCCCTCGGATCCCTTGAGGCCCTGGTTGGCGAGCATCGCCAGGGCGGCCGTGGTGGTCTCCACGTCCAGCCCCGCGGCGTTGCAGTTCGCGGCGCAGTTCTTGAAGGCCTGCCCCAGGCCGTCCACCGTGGTGTTGGCGTTCGCCTGGGCGTAGGCGAGCACGTCCACCATGCGCCCGGTCTCGGACGCCTTCATGTTGAACGCGCTCAGGTAGTCGGTCACGAGGTCGGAGGAGGCGGCCAGGTCCATCTGCCCGGCCTGGGCGAGCGTGAGCACGCCGCCCACGCCGTCGAGCATCTGCTGGGTGTCCCATCCGGCCAGCGCCATGTAGGACAGGGCGTCGGCGGCCTCGCCCGCGCTGAAGGTGGTGGTCGCGCCGAGCTCGCGAGCCTTCGCCTCCAGGGCGTCCAGGGCCTCGCCCGTGGCGCCGGAGAGCGCGGACACGTTCGACATGGACGACTCGAAGCCGGAGCCGATCTCCACGACCGAGGCCGCGAGGTCCTTGGCCTTGCCGACGGCCAGGGCGATGCCCTGGCTGGCGAGGTTGGCCATCGTGGCCTTGAGGGTGCTGTACCCGCCGTCCGCGTCGCGGGCGGCGTCGCCCAGGTGCTCGGTGCCCTCGCCGTCGATGGCGGCGTCCGCGCGCTTGATGTCGTCGAGGGACGCCTTGATGCGCTTGGCGCCGGCGACGGCCTCGCGGTCGTCTATGTTGACCCTGATCTTGATCTCGTCGGCCACGGGCTACCCCCTCCCCGCGGCGCGCCGCGCCGCGGCGAACATGTCGGCCATGGCCGCGTCGGCGGCTCTCATCGCGTCGCCCTCGCCGCCCTCGTCCTCCAGGGCGTAGTGGGCGGCGCAGGCCCGCCACGACTCCATGGCCCCGTCGCTCTTGCTCACGTGCTCAGGGGCCTCGCCCCGGTAGATGACGGCCTGCTGGAATGGGGTGGGGGATGTGGTCTCCATGAGGGACGCAAGGAGCCCGCACATGTCGGCGAAGGACATGCGGTCGGCGCACTCGTCCCAGTCGAGCCCGTAGGCGGCCAGCAGCGACGCGCGTATGCGGTGGGCGTCCTGGGTCCACGAGAACCGCGGCTCCTCCCACTCGGGGGAGTGGCGGCGGTCGGGCGTCGCGTCGAGGCCGCACACGTCCCACAGGGCCGAGCACACGAGGTCGGAGATGTTGTCTTCGAGGCTGCCCGGCTCGCACGCCGCGGCGAGCACGGCCTCGTTGTCGAAGTCGAGGAACAGCTTCTCGGTGACGGCCCGCCACGCCTGGTCGGGCCCGTCGAACGACGACACGACCGCGACGACGTTGCGGGCCGAGTCGCATATGCCGATGTCGCGGCCCCGCCAGCGGTACTCCGCGACGTGGCCGCGCTCGGGGTCTACCCGGTTAGTCCTCGTCAGGTCGCAGCGCATCTTCGTCCCCCTCGGGGCGCGCTGCGATGGTTCCGATGATCTTCTTGCTCTCGCCGATGACCTCGTTGCGCTTGGCGATGCACTCCATCACCAGGGCGAGCAGCGGGAGCACCACGAGGTTGCGCGTGCCCGCGCCCATGGAGCCGTCGCATCCGCACAGCTCCATCACCTCGTCGAACTGGGCGTCCCCGAGCACGAGGCGCACGGCGGGCTCGATGGCCTTGCTCACCTTGCGGTCGATCTCGGCGCGGTCGCGCTTGTCTGCGGCCTTCGCCGCCAGGGCCTCCAGGGTGGCAACCTTGGACTTGGCCTTGATGCAGGCGTCCGCGACGCCCTCGAGCCGCTCCTTCGACAGGTCCAGCCTCAGCTCGGCCACGTTGCCGCCCACCTCGACCTCCACGGTCTCGACGGGGGAGTAGAGCTTGATCCTCTTCATCTTGTCTCCTTGTTCCATGCGCTGCGAGACAAAAGGAAAGGCCGGGGCGCAGCGCGTCGGCCCCGGCCTTGCTCGGAATGTTCTCTAAGGTGTCGCCTACGCCTTGGCGGCCTGCGCCCCCGCCGTCACGGTCACCTCCACCTGGGCCATGACCGACGGCTTGGCGGCCGCCTTGACGGTCACCGTGGTCTTGCCGGCCTTGAGGCCCGTGACGAGGCCGTCGGTGGTGACCTCGGCGACCTTGGGGTCGAGCACGGCGCAGAGCACGCGCTGGGACGCCGTGGCGGGCGAGACCGAGGCGCCGATGGCCGAGGTGCCCCCGACGGCGACGGTGACGGCCTGGGCCGTCACCGAATCGGGGAGGTCGGTGCCGGCGCTCTCCTCGACCAGGCGCGGGGAGCCCTTGCAGCTCAGCTTGCAGCTGAACTCCGTCTTGGCGTTGGCGTCGCCGGTGGGGTCGCTGGCCTTGATCTCGTGCACGGTCACGTCGCGCTCGACCATCTCTCCGGTGGGCCCCGTCATGCGGATCTTGGTGAGCAGGGCGTCGCCCGTCTCCTCGTCGAGGCCGGCCACGAAGTCCTGGGCCGGGTCGCCCGGGCGGCGGTAGCCGCTGACGTTGTAGGCCCGCGCGATGGCGTCCACGGACGTCTCGGCCTGGCCCCCGCCGTCGAAGAAGTACTCCTCGGAGGTGGTCTCGCTCTTGTCGGCGCTGATCGACTTGATGCCGGGGCCGAACCACGCCCACGTGGGCGCGCCGTCCTGCGGCGTGGTGTCGATCTCGCAGACGTGCTGGTAGTTCATCGCGTATCCGATGTCCATGGCTTACGCGTCCTTTCTCTCGATTGTCAGGTTCATGTCGAACGCCCACGCGAGCCGCCCGGATTCGTCCCAGGTGACCGGCGAGGGCAGTGAGATGTCCATGCCGGTGAGGCGGTAGCTGCCGTTGGCGGACTCCGGCGGGTCGGCCCTGAGGGCGTCGAAGGCGGCGGTGGCGTCCGCCATGGCCTCGAAGTCGCTGTGCCGCAGGCACACGACGGTGACGCGCGCGGCGATGTCCATGGACATGTCGAAGAAGCACTCGGGGCGCATGGGCGCCGCGAAGCTGAGCACGGTGAACTCGTCGTGCCTGGCGGCGTCGGCGAGCCTCGCGTAGACGTTGCCGATGCCGGCGGCCTTCAGGCGGGACCTCACCGACTCCATCAGATCCAGCTCCATCACAGATCCTTCCCGTACACTTCGGCGGCGTACTCCGTCAGCTCATCGCCCCGCTCGGCCATCATGGCCTCGTCCCAGTGGTCCGTGGCCATGCCGGCGGGGTCGGTGTGGGCCATGGGGACGTAGTAGTGCCTGTCCACGTAGGGCGTGCTCCACGAGAGCATGCCGGCGGCGAAGTCGCTCGACACGAGCGCGGACGAGCGCAGGATGCCCTCGCGCACGGGCACGTACGGGCGCATGAGCAGCTCGGCCCTGCGGGACACCTCCTCCAGGCAGTCGCGGGCGCGGCTCCCGGACGCGATGGCGTCGATGCCCGGGGTGTCGATCGCCACGGTCACTTCAGCACCACCTCCCAGTGGTGCACCCGGCCCCCGCACATGATCGCGGCGCACTCGCGCACCACGGCCTCGGTCTCCATCCCGTCCACCTTGACCAGGGACCCCGCGGGCACCTCGAAGGCCCCCTCGCTCGCCCTGGGGTCGATGAACAGCGTCCCGCGCACGGGGTTCTGCTCTTGGTGGGGGGAGCCGCCCGAGTTGGCGGTGCCTCCGATGGAGGATGCGGGCTCGTAGCAGACCCGCCCGATGGTGACGGGCTCCTCGTACTCCCCCCTGTAGAACGAGTCCCGGGGCACGCGCACGGTGCACGCCTGGCGCAGCAGCCTGCGCGGGATGGGCATCATGCCGGCACCCCCTGGTAGAGCAGCGACGAGCCGGCGAGCTCGCGGCGGATCGCCCGGCCCATGTCGGCGCCGTAGCCGGACGACGCCCCGGCCGTGGCGGAGAACTTGCCGAGAGTCACCGATGCCACCGACTCGCCGATGCCCCCGGACGCGCCGTAGGCGTCGTCCACCTCCACGGCGGCGCACACCGCGCGGATGTAGGCCTCCTCGTCCTCGCCGTCCTGCGGCTCGTTGAAGCCGATGACGTCGCGGACCGCGGACGCCGCCGCCCGGAGGGACGCCGCGAAGGCGTCCTCCCCGAGCGTTCCGCCCTGGCCTCTGTAGAGGTCGTATGTGACGGAGGGCAGTGGCATTCTCTAGCCCTCCCCTCCGTCGGCCTTCCCGGCCTCGTCGGCGGCCTTTTTCTCCTTGGCGGCGCTGTCGGCCTTCGCGCCCTTGTTGTCGGTCGCGGTCTCGGTGATTGCAGCGCCCTCGGCCTTCCCGGCCTCGTCGGCGGCCTTATCCGCCTCCCCCTCTCCGGCCTTGGCCCCCGCGCCCTTGGGCGCTGAGGGCTTCTTAGCCTGCTTGGGCTTGGCGGCGGCCTTTTTCTCGAAGGTCAGTCCCACGGTCTTCATGTGCTTCCTCCTTACTTGTGGCTCAGGTAGATGCCCGCGCGCTTGTTCTCGTAGCCGTCGACCACGCCGTACTTGCGGTACTTCACGATGCTCGCGTCGGCGTCGGGGTTGATCTCCGGGCCGATGACGGTGGGGCCTGCAACGTGGCGGTCGAACTTGATGAGCGAGGGCTTGTGGACGATGAGGAAGTTGATGGGCTTGGACAGCTCCGAGGCCTTCCAGCCGCCGGCGATCTCGTCGCCGTCGCGGCCGCTCAAGAGGTCGATGGCGGTGTTGAAGCGGCCGCGCGGGACCTTGACGATGCCGGCGAAGCCGTCCAGCGCCTCGCGCGACTTGGTGGTGTCCAGCGCCTTCACGGACTTGAGCAGGGTGGAGGTGGTGAACAGGTAACGCTGCTCCTCGGGCACCTCTTCCTCGTCCATCTCGGTGGTGGCGGTGAGGATGGCCTCCAGGAACTGCACCCCGTTCTCGATGCTGTCGGTGTTGTTGGTGATGCTGTCCAGCCCCGCGATCTTGGCGAAGGTGAAGGCGTCGCCCTCGGGCGCGACGTGCTCGCGCATCAGGATGTTCGCGGCCTGCCCGAAGGCGAGGTCGAAGGACTCCTGGTTGTCCATCTCGTCGACCATGATCTTGGTGCCGCGGTCGTAGTCGGCCGTCACGGTCTTCCAGACCAGGTTCACGCCGCTGTTCGCGGTGTAGCCGCTCGCACGGTCGTAGTCGCCCAGGCCGCCCACTTCCATCTGCGGGTAACAGAACTCGTGGACGTTCTGGGTCGGGCGCAGCTGGGAGGGAGGGCTGGTCAGCACGGAGGTGACCGATGCCTGGCGGTACACCTCGTCGAGGATGGTCTGGATGCCCTGGGGCAGGGTGATCTGGTTAGGCATTGAAACGCTCCTATTCGTTGGTCAGCCCGAGCATTTCGCGCATCTTCTTGGTGCGCTCGTCCTCGGGGTCGGGGGTCCCCTTCGGGTTGCCGCCCGTGCTCTTGCTGTTGTCGGAAGAGGCGAACAGGTAGGGCGCGGCCCCCTTCAGCTTCTCCACGTCGCCGTCGAACTCGGAGAGGCGCGCGGATGCGGCCACCACGTCGATGCAGCCCGCTGCCTTCAGCGCGTCCTCCGCCTTCGCTGCGGCCTGCTCGGCCTTCCAGGCGTCGAACTCGGCCTTGAGGCCCTTGTAGCCCTCGGCCTCCGCCCTCGCGGCGTCGCGCTCGGCTTCCAGCTTGGCGATGTCGCGCTGGTGCTTGTGGGCGTTCACCGTGTTGCCTGCCGGCGGTGCGGACTGCGTTTGGGTGCTCTGCTGAGCCTGTGCGCCGTTGTCGGTTCCCTGCGCGGCGCTCTGCTCGGTCTGCTGAGCCTGCTGGCTCTGCGCGCCTGCTTCCTGCTGAGCCTGTGCGCCGTTGTCGGCATTGTTCTGATCTGCCATTCTTCCAACCTTTCTCCGGGGTTTGTTTGCCGCGCTTCTCTGCGCGCTTCGGCACCCGATTGCCGCTCGGGCGGGCGAGTGAGACCGTTGCCGCCGTCTCTCGCGATGGTTGGAAGTGTCCCGAAGGTGTCGCCAGGCGGGGAAGTTGCGGGAAGTTCGGGGAAGTGGCAGGGAAATCTGGGCATGAAAAAGCCCCGCCGTGGCGGGGCTTGGCAACAGAGCCGGGCGTACCGTCGCCCTGTATCCTGCTGTTCGACTAGGCAGCGAGTGCGGCTGCAAGGAACTCGTCGCGGGGCGCCAAGTCGTAGTGCTCCACGTGGTAGGTGTCTCTGGATGTCCAGGAGAAGATGCCGTCATCGAACGCGAGGTAGTCGATGCCGATCTTCATCTCGCCAGTCACGACGTCGTCGAAGAACCCGGCCGCCACGGCGTCGTAGCGGAAGGATCGCATATAGGACAGCAGTGCCTCCTTCTCGCCCGACTTGTAGTCGCGGGTTACGAGGTCGTCCTTGCTCTCGTAGTCTGTGAATGCGTCGGTCATCGCTTCCTCCTCGGGTCGAATTGTACCATGCTTCCCGTATTCACGCCCTTCTTCTTCCCGATGGTGAAGGAGCCGTCATCGTAGAGCCACAGCATCCCGTCGGGCGCCGTCACGGTCGCGCCTAGCTCGTCGGCGAGCCTCTGGGCGAAGCACTCTCCGTGCTCGTCGGCGCGCCCCGTGCAGCATGACAGCAGCCGCACCGGCTCCCCGTGGTAGTCGTCCCTTGAGCGCAGCACGTCGGCGATCAGGCGGGCGTCGGTCCTTTCGAGGTAGGGGAGCGCGAGCTGCGGAGATCCGTGCATCACCACGTCGTAATGCCCGCCGCTTCTTCTCGCCTCGTGGGTTGCCCTGCCGACTTGCCCGAGCCTTCCCCGGTCGAACACGGGATACTTTGCGCGAAGGCACTTCTCCTTCAGCTCCGCTCTCTCAAGTGCCCTCCTCTTCGAGGCCGCGCTGACGGCGATGCCGCCCTTCGGCATATCGCCGGCCCACTCCCTGGCAGGGTGGCGGTGCAGCACCTTGGCGCCCGGCACCCTGCTCCGTGCGTTGGCGGCGTCGATGTACTCGCGCATCTTCTCTTGGCGATCGCGCAGCTTCCGCTTCGCCCCCAGGTACTCGGCCAGGCTGTCTCCGTCCCGCCTCTCGTCGTAGACGAGCCGCGCTCCCCGCAGCTCGCGCTTGGCCTCGCGTATCTTGCGCTCGCGGTACCGCTGGCCCTGCTCAAGGGCGTACACCTCCTCGCCGGGTAGGCCGCACGCCGGCTTCGGGTCGGGCTCGTAGGCGCGCGGCATCCCGTGGCGGTAGGGGCCGAAGCTGTGCCGGCAGTTCGCGCCGCCCAGGCCGTTCACGCTGCCGTAGCCGGTCGCGGCGTAGAAGTCGGGGTAGCGCGTGCCCTCTATCTCCACGTCGCCCGCCAGCGAGTAGCAGCGGCCCTGCCACGCGCGGTGCTCCGGGCGGCTGTCGGGGTGGCTCGACACCTCCACGAGCTGCACGCCCACCTCGCGCATGCGCTCCTCGGCCATCCTCATGCCGTCCTGGGCTATCTGGGTGCGCACGTGGCGGCGCACGGCGACGTCGATCCTGTTCTCGACGGTCACCGCCCCCGTCGCCCGGTTCTGGTACGTGACGATGCCGATGCCGTCCCGCTCCAGCTTGCGCACGGCCGAGTGGATCGCGCGCTCGGGGTCGGACGCGCCGGCGTTGACTCGGGTCACCGCCTCGATGGACGCGCTCAGGAAGGCCCGCTTGGCGCCCTCGACCATCTGGATGTTGTCCCTCGCGAGTATCCGGGCCACGCCCTGGACGGTGGCCCTCACCTGGCGCGGCCACGCGGGGGCGCCGCCGCAGCGGGCCACGTCGTCGGCGTCGGAGGCCTCCAGGTACCTCTCGGCCGTGGCGAGCACGGCGGCGTCGATCTCGGCGCGGTGCTCCTCCAGGATCGCCATCAGCTCGGCCGTGCGCGACTGCGCCAGCAGGTTCAGCGCCACGATGTCCGCCTGCCCGAGCCCGCCCCCGGACAGCAGCGCGGCCGCGAGGCGGTCCAGCATCCTCGCCTCGATCTCGCCGTACACGGCGGCCACGGCGTCGCCCGCCACCTCTATCTGCTCGGGGGAGAGCATCAGTAGCCGGGGTCGATCGCGGGGGCCTGGTCGGGCACGGCGGCCTCCGCCTCCTCCTCGGAGAAGCCGCAGTAGTCGGTCAGGTATTTCCTCTTGAGCGCGGGGATGCCGAGGACGCTGATCTCGGTCAGCGCCATGTTCTTGTCCGTCTGGGTGTCGGTGATGATGCCGTCGTCGAAGTCGATGGACACCTCGGCCATCGGGTCGACGGCGGTGTTGCAGAGGTGCCGGCACACGCCGGCCACGCCCCGCACCAGCTCGCCGATGGACTTGCGCAGGACGTTCTGGTGCTTCTTGAGGGTCCGGGCCAGCATGGAGGAGTCGCTGACCACCTCGGTGGCGGTCTTCAGCCCGTCCTTGTGGTCCCATGCCCAGTACTGGTCGCCCAGGCCGCAGGCGATGGAGAGCATCTTCAGGCCCGCGTTGATGGCCCGCTCGTTGTCGGCGATGCGCATGTCGGGCTGCACAACCTTGAGCGGGTCGGTCCCCTCCTCGCCGGGAGGGGTGCGGAAGGTGATATCGTCGGCCTCGCCAAACGCGGCGTACTCCGTGACCTTCTTGCCGTCTGCCGCCTTCGTGGTCTTCTTCTCGATCATCGTGTCCGTCACGAACATCTTCGGGCGGGAGACGCGCAGGTGCACCAGCAGCGAGGTCAGGGCCTCGTCGGTGGCCTTGATGGCGCTCACCCCCTTGTCGAACACGCTGGCCCCCATCGCGCAGTAGCTGAAGTGCGGGTTGGGCACGGCGGGCTTCACGAGCGCGAACGTCTTGTGCGGCGATCTCGTGTCCAGGTCAGAGGTCACGCCCTCGGGGAACACCATGCGGTGGCTCCTCGCGTCGAAGAGCTGGGTGAGGATGTGGTAGGTGCCGCCGAGCAGGATGTGGGCCTGGCACTGGTCGTAGTCGCGGCCGCCCAGCTCCACGCGGGTGACGAACGCGCACTGGGTGCAGCTGTCTGCAGACCACGTGAGGGGCATCACCTGGTGGGCATCGTAGCCGTCGATCCTCACGCGGGCGTCGGGGTGGAGCATCCCGTCGTCGCTCACGTCGTCGACCCCCACGGCCCACGCCCCCGTTCCGAGGGCGAAGGCCCGGGTGGTGAAGTCGGCCTGGGCGACCCCGAAGCTCCCGAAGTGCGCCGCCAGCACCTCCCGCATGCCCCCGTCCTCGGCGGTCATCTCCAGCTTCTCGTTCATGAGCAGGTCGCTCCACGCCTCGGCGGCCAGGGCGGCGGGGTGCAGCGTCTCCCGGTCGCTCTTGAAGAGCTTGAACCCGCGGCGCGCGCGGTAGTGGTACCACAGGTTGTCCGCCGTGTACCAGCCCCAGTACTTCGCTATGGTGCCGGCCATGCGCACGTCGGGGCTGTACCCCAGCATCTTGAGCCATTCGATCGCGTAAGCGTAGGTGCCGCGTTCCTCTGCCATCAGAGCCCCTGCCTAATCCATACGGACGCGGCGTAGCCCACCGCGTCGATCGTGTCGTCGTTCACCTTCGGCAGTGTCTCGGTAATGTCGCCCGCGGGCGTTACGACGTACTCCAGGGCGGGGAACTGCTCGGCGGCCATCGGGCACGTCTCTGGGTCGATGACGATCTTGGCCAGGCGGTTGAGCCAGCGCACTCGCTCGGCGGGGGAGTTCACGCCCTGCTTGTACGCCTTGCGCGCGTTCAGCCCCTGCTGGCGGTAGTACAGGATCATGCCCTTGGCCGCGCTGTCGCACCACAGGTCGGCGTCCTCCTCGCCGAACTGCTCAAGCCGCTCGGCCAGCAGCGGGGCGGTCTTGGTATCGTGGGCGTCGTGCCCGGTCGCCGTGTCCTCGTCGAGCAGCCACAGGACGCCCTCGTCCACGTCGTAGGCCACGCGCATGTGCACCCACGGATGCACCGAGCCGGCGTCCACGCCGTGGCTGATGTTGTCCAGCGCGTCGCGCTCCTCGTCGGTGATGGGGCGCACCTCGATGATCTCAGGGTCGATCACGTTGGCACCTGTGCCCGTGGCCTCGCCGTCGTACTCGTGCCGGTACGCCTTCGGGTTACGCTTCCTCAGCGCCTCGGCAACGGCCACGAAGGCATCGCCCAGCCATTCCCTGGGCGCGTCGGTCCAGTGGGAGCGGTGCACGAGCCTGCCGTCCTGCGGCTCGCGGCTCTCGCGGTTCACCCACGCGTTGACGCTGATGGGCGGGTTGTAGCTGAGAAACGTCCATGTGGGTAGGTCGCCGCCGCCGCGCAGCACCGTCTGCTTCACGT